GGATATAAAGTAACTGCACCTGAAGGGTTTGTTGCTATAAAATCTGGAACTGCACTTAAGTTAGTTGATAGACTAGAGTTTTCTGTTGCTAACTTCACAACTGATAAGAATTGGGATACTAAATAAATATATGAAGACACTTCTACAATTTTTATCTGAAGCCGAGACACAGGCATCCAGTCAAGCCAAGAATATGGGCTTGATGGGTGATGGTCATGGTGATTGGTATGATAAAAAAGGAAAACTGGTTGCTAAAACTGTTAGTGGTAGACTACAGTACTTTGGTGATCGTAATGCTGGTAAGAAAGTAGAGCCTGCAGATTTACGTCCTGAGAAAAAGAAACCAGAAAATAAAAAAGATGGTGGTTCATTGACCTTTGGTTTTGGTAGATTTAATCCACCAACAACAGGACATGAAAAACTTTTGGATACCATAAGTAAGACTGCTGGTGAAGGTGGTCAGTATAGAGTTTATCCTTCAAGGTCACAGGATGCTAAAAAGAATCCTCTTGATCCTAAAGATAAGATAAATTATATGCGACAGATGTTCCCTAAACATGCTAATGCTATTGTTGATGATGAGAACACAAGATCTATTTTTGATGTATTGAAAGGGGCCCATGCAAAAGGATACAAAACTGTCAATGTTGTGGTTGGTTCGGATAGGGTCAAGGAGTTTGAGAACCTTGCGAACAAATACAACGGACAGCTATACGATTTTGACAAGATTAACATTGTCTCAGCAGGAGAACGGGATGCTACTGCCAAAGGCGTTGAGGGTATGTCTGCCTCCAAGTTAAGAAAGGCTGCAATGGATGATGATTATGAAACATTTAGCTCTGGTATATCAAAAAATATAGACGATAAGAGTACAAAGAAACTTTATAATACTATTCAAAAGGCTATGCGTAAGGTTAAGTCTGAGGCATGGCAGTTTGCACCTAAACTTGCATTTGATGGCCTTAGAGAAAGTTATATTGCAAAACAAATATTCCGTATTGGTGATATGGTTGAGAATCTTAACCACGGATTAATTGGTAAGATCATTCGTTCAGGTGCCAATTATGTTATTGCAGTTACTGAAGATAATATTATGTTCAAGTCTTGGTTAAAAGATTTGAATGAATATTCAGAGGTTCATATGTCAAGGACTATGAGAGATAAAATCCATCCTAATACTCTCGTAGGTACTGATGGATATAGAAAAAACTTAGAGAGATTGACGCCTGGACAATACCCTCTTATAAATAAACTTAGGCAAAGACTGAAAAATTCTTAAGGAAATGAAGGAATCTAAACAAGTTAGATCTGAACATCAATCATTCGTTGATGCTTGGAGTAAAATCAATGAACATACTAATTCAACTTTAGTTAAGGAAGCTCCTGAAGTTCCTGTAGTTGAGAAGAAAGAAGTCGTAGAAAAAGTTCTTGTAAGAAAGAGTGATGCTTTTACTGCACTTGCTGAAAAGTATCAGATGGTTGTGAAACAGTTTGCTAGATATGTAGAAGCTAACCAACATTTGTTTGATATTCCTACTCGTAAGAAAGCTGTTCTTGCTAATAAGTTTCAAGGATTTAAAGAGAATAAAGAATGGGATGAGTTCTTTGGTGATTTAGAATTGGTAGAAGAGCCTATGATTTTAACAAAGGCTGATAAGACTGGTAATACTCCTGCATGGAAAAATAGAGATAAGAAGAATGTTAAGACTGGCGAACCCATCTATAAAAAAGCAGATCATCTAAAGGATGAGGATGTTAAAGTAGAAGGTGAGGATCTCCAAGAGATTACAACTAAGGATACTAAAACTGGAACTAAGTTTAAGGTTCGTGTAAAGGATAAGGCTACTAATTCTTCATACATTCGTTTTGCAACTCGTGATAAGATTGCACAACTACGTGCAGATCCTAAGATTGCATCAGTTGAAATGACTGATGAAGGTCAGACACCAGAGGAAAGAGGTGAGAAGAAAGCACAAGCTGCAGGTGGTGGTAAGAAGGCTTCGAAGGATCATGATGGAGATGGTAAAATAGAATCTCCAAAGGCAGAGTATAAAGGTTCTAAGGATAAGGCCATTAAGAAGGCTATTAAGAAGAGAAGTGTTACTTCCGAACAATCAAATTGGAGACAAGACCTTAAAGAGATTATTGGTGAGGTTGGAATAACAGAGGGAAAAAAGTCTAAGAAGAAAAAGGCTAAAAATCCAGTTTGTATCAATCCTGATACAGATGATGATAAGAATAAGTATGAAGAAGTAGATGCCAAGAAGGTTGCCGAAAGTCTTGGTGCTGAACTAAAGGGTCTTGAAATTGAAGATGCAGATGGTAATCTTGCATTTGAAGTTGTAGATCTAATTAAACCAGATCCAATGAAAGGAGTATCTTCTGAGGAAGTTAAATTACCTGAGATTAAAAAGGATACTAAGTTTGTTGATGGTATTAGAAAAGGAGTATTACCTTTAGAGAAAAGTAAAATTAGTTCTAAAGTAAAGTCATTGCCAGGAAGTTAAGTTTCTATATAAGATAGCTACTTATTAAGATCATGCTGTCTATTTTACTACCAATAGCAACGAAAATTATTTCCGATGCTGTGAATAAGATTCCAGAAAACGAAGAACTGGGTGAAAAACTCATCGAAGTTTGTTTAATTATTCTTTCCAAAGCAGTCAAATTAACTAAGACTGATATGGATGATAAACTATTAGAACAAGTAAGTAAAGCAATAAAAGCCCGTTAATTTAGATGGAGGATAATGACTTTTTTATTTTTATTAATAAAACCTATCCTTATTATGTTAGTGAAAAAAGTTTTTAAAAAACAAATGAAAGTTTTTGCTGTAGAAATGATGCAGGAGTATGCATTATATCCAGACAATGACGTGGATGATGTGTTAGTTGCACAAATTAGAAACGCAATGAGACTGGGAGCGGTGTAAACCCTCCCTTTTTTATAAATAACTTTAGGAATTTATAGGAAAAAATCATGCCTCTTTGGGGAAAAACAGATGCGGATGAGTCCAAACCAAAGTGGCTCACTGACGATCAGAAGAAAGAAGTATTTGCTAATAATAGTGGATGGGTAGTTGAAGGTGGATCTGCTCAGACTGGGAACGGTAATGCAGATGCACAACCAGAGATTTTAGCTTGTATTGGTGGTCTTTCAACTGGTATTGGTGCTGGTGATATTACTGACGTAGAATGGATCACAACAACTGCTGATAAGTCTGCTGGATTTACTCTATCTGTTAGAGTTAGATACAACGAACCTGTTACAGTTACTGGATCACCAACTATCGCAGTTACTAACGGAAACCAAGGATCTGGATCAGGTCGTGGACCACACACACTTGTTTATGCTAGTGGAACAGGTTCTAATGAACTAGTATTCTCACTTGCAATTGCTGCTGCTAACGCCGCAACAAATGCAGATGACGTACTAACAGTTGCTGCTCAGAATGTTCTGAAGCCAGGTGGTGCTACTATTAAGGATGCATCTGGAACTGCTTCTGATTCTGCTGTTGCAATCTCTGGTGCTCAGGGTACTGCTTGTGGAAGCATCACAGTTGTTGCATAAATAAAGTCACGAGTCATCGTGATATATGAAATTTGATGAATTGAACGAAGACAATTATATGATGTTTGCAATCAAACATTACGAAAATCCTCAAGCTATTACTGCTGAGGATTTTCATGATGATATGAAACGATTCAAATACATTAAACGTCTTCTACGTAGATATAAGAAAACTGGAGTTTTGAAAACTCATTTATTACTAAATCATTTTATAAGTATATACAATGTTTTTGGTGATGGTGCGACTCCACTTCTTTTCTATAAAATAGATCAAGATCTATGGTCAGCAATGAAAGCCTTTATCATTTATTTGGGAAGGTTTCCTGAATTTCCGAAAGGTGCTATCCATGATATAAAAGTTGATCTAGAATGTTTTAAAGAGCTAAAGATGATCTAATGGACTATCGATTAAAAAGAGTTATTGACTTTTTTAAGGAAGAGATGGTAGCTAATGCTGCTGGTGGTAGTGGTGGATTTTCTGGATCCGCTAATGCTGCAGGCCCTGTTGCTGGATTTGATCCTGTTATGGGTAAAAAAGTTTCTAGGAGAAGATCCATTGGTAGATGGGCTAAATCTTTACAGAGTAAGAAGAAAAAAATTAAAGAATCATTAAGTACAAAAGATACTAAGAATTTAAATAAAGCATCTGCTCTTTCTCAAAGTGATAAACCTAAAGATCAAGATAGAGCCAGAGCTAGAAGAACGGAAGTCGATTATAAAGATTTAATGAGGCAGATAAAAGCCAAAAAAGGTAATGTGGTGGGATAATATCATGGCCGATAGAGTAACCACAGCTGTATTAAAAGAAAAGGTTGATAATATCGAAAAGGTATTCAGTCGAATTGATGATGCAATTGTAAAGATTGTAGAAGTTAATAATAATGTAAGTAAAATGTTAGCTGTCCATGATGAACGACTGGTTAAACAAGAAAAGATTGATGAGGTCTTATTTAAAAAAATTGATGAACTTCATGTGAAAATGGTTGAAGATAATAAGGTAGTATTGGAAAGACTGACTATATTAGAAAGAAAGGTTTGGACGGGACTTGGTATAATTGGTACTATAATGGTCGTTTTACAGGTTGCAGGCCCGAGTAAAATATTAAGATTGTTGTCACCTGTGCAAACATCTGGTATAATAGAAGAGGTCAGACCAACCTCAGTTGAATTACATAGACACAAAATATATCAGTCTAGTATCAGTTAGACTCAATAAGTTTTCTGAGAAGAAGAAGGGATTATATAACTTCCGTTGCCCTTACTGTGGGGATTCGCAAAAATATAAGAATAAATGTAGAGGATATATTTTTCAAAAGAAAAATGATATGATTTTCAAATGCCATAATTGTGGTGTTGGGAGATCTTTAGCCAATTTTTTAAAGGATCAAGATAATAATCTTCATGATCAGTATGTCATGGAAAGGTATAAGAATGGGTTAACTGGTAAGGCTACTAACACACCTAATCCAGTATTTAACTTTCCGAAACCTAAGTTTACAAAGACTGATATATGTTCGGAACTGACAAGTGTGGCTGATCTAAATAAAGAACATTTGGCAAAACAATATCTCCTTAACAGAAAGATTAAAAACCTTTCTGATTTTTATTATTGTCCAAACTTTATGGAATGGACTAATAAACATAAGGAAACTTTTGAAAATATAAAGAAAGATGAGCCTAGGATCATAATACCCTTAAGGGATGAGAAAGGCGTCTTGTTTGGGTTTCAGGGACGGTCTCTGGGACCAAATAATTTGAAATACATTACTATTCTTTTAGATGAAGATGCTCCGAAACTTTATGGACTCAACCGAATCAACAAAAACAAACCAATCTATATCACGGAGGGGCCTTTCGATTCCACATTCGTGGAGAACTCGGTTGCTATGTGCGGCTCCGATGTTGATATTCGGACGTTTGGTTGGAGCAATTATATTTGGATTTATGATAACGAACCTCGCAGCAGAGAAATCTGTAACAGAATCTCCAAAACAATTGATAGAGGAGATAAGGTAATCATTTGGCCAAACTACATAAGGGAGAAAGATATTAATGATATGATAATTGGTAGACACGATGTGTCATCTGTGTTAGAATCAAACACATACTCAGGTTTAGAAGCAAAACTTAAATTTAACACTTGGAAAAAAGTATGAGTAACGGAACAAAAGTTAAAAAGAGAGATGGTAGAGTTGAACCTCTCGAATTGGATAAAATTCATGTCATGGTTGAGGAGGCATGTGAAGGTCTTGCAGGAGTATCTGCAAGTCAAGTAGAAATTAATTCAGGAATACAATTCTATGATGGTATTACTACTGGAGAAATTCAAGAGATACTTATTAAGTCAGCTAATGATTTAATTGATTTAGATCATCCCAATTATCAGTTTGTTGCCGCTAGACTTCTTCTATTTGCTGTTAGAAAAAGTTTGTATGGAAGAAAAAATGATTTACCTGATCTGAATAATCATATTCAGAATTGTACAGGTATACAAGTATATGATTTTGGAATATATGATAAGTATTCCTTAGAAGAAATACAAAAAGTAGATAGTTACATTGACCATGAACGTGACTTTTTGTTTACATATGCAGGATTACGTCAAGTAGTCGATAAATATCTCGTACAAGATAGAAGTACTGGGAAGGTTTATGAAACCCCACAGTTTATGTACATGATGATCGCATTAACGATCTTCGCAGAATATCCTAAAGAAAAGAGGCTTAATTATGTCCGACGATACTACGACGCAATCTCAAGACACCGAATCAACATTCCAACGCCCATTATGGCAGGTGTCAGAACACCCATTCGTCAATTTGCATCTTGTGTTTTGGTTGATTCTGATGACACCCTCGATAGTATCTTTAGCTCTGACATGGCTATTGGCAAATACGTTGCACAAAGGGCTGGTATCGGCATTAACGCAGGAAGAATTAGAGGAATCAACTCTAAAATACGAGGTGGAGAGGTTCAGCACACAGGCGTTGTTCCCTTCCTTAAGAAATTTGAGTCTACTGTCAGATGCTGTACTCAAAACGGGATCAGAGGTGGCTCAGCAACAGTCCACTTTCCTATCTGGCATCAAGAAATCAGCGACATCTTGGTTCTCAAAAATAACAAAGGAACAGAAGACAACAGAGTCAGAAAGCTCGACTACAGTATCCAGTTAAGTAAATTATTTTATGAACGTTTTATCCAAGATAAGGAAATCTCCTTATTTTCCCCACATGATGTTCCTGGCTTATACGAGAGTTTTGGCACCGATCAGTTTGATGACCTTTATACTCGCTATGAGAATGATGATTCAATCCCCAGAACAACAGTTGGAGGACAAGAACTCATCCTCGATCTCCTCAAGGAACGTGCCGAGACTGGTCGTATTTACATAATGAATATTGATCATTGTAATTCTCATTCATCATTTAAAGATCAAATTCATATGAGTAATCTTTGTCAAGAGATTACTCTTCCAACATATCCTCTTCAACATATTGATGATCATACAGGAGAGATTGCATTATGTATTCTTTCTGCAATTAATGTTGGTAAATTAAGAGATACAAATGAATTAGAAGAATTATGTGATCTTGCAGTACGTGGATTGGAAGAGTTGATTGATTATCAACATTATCCAGTTGTTGCTGCAGAAAGAGCTACTAAAGCACGTAGATCATTAGGTATAGGATACATTGGTCTTGCACATTATCTTGCTAAGAATGGTGTTAAGTATGATGATCCTAAGGCTTGGGAATTGGTTCATGATTTAACAGAATCATTCCAATACTATCTAATTAAATCATCTAATCAAATTGCACAAGAAAAACATTGGTGTGATGATTTTGGTAGAACTAAGTATTCTGATGGAATCCTACCTATAGATACATATAAGAAAGACGTAGATCAATTAGTACCTAACAATCTTAAACATGATTGGGAGTCTCTTAGAAAATCTATCTTACAACACGGTTTACGGCACTCAACACTGTCTGCACAGATGCCATCGGAGAGCAGTTCCGTTGTGTCAAATGAAACAAACGGAATTGAACCACCTAGAGATTACTTGTCCATTAAAAAATCAAAGAAAGGGCCTCTTAAACAAATTGTGCCATCTTATGGATCTTTGAAAAATAACTATACATTACTATGGGATATGCCAGATAATACTGGTTATATTAATATTGTTGCTGTTATGCAGAAGTTCTTTGATCAGGCAATCAGTGGTAACTGGAGTTATAATCCAGAACACTATCCAGATAATGAGGTTCCAGTTTCAGTAATGGCTAATGATTTACTTACAACATATAAGTTAGGTTGGAAAACTTCTTACTATCAAAATACTCATGATATGAAGACTGATGATGTAGTTGAAGTTCCTAACGTAGATGATCTTATTAGTAGTATAGTAGAATCGGAAGAGGAGGAATGTTGTGACAGCTGTGCAATTTAAAATATCTAAACCAATGAATGAAGTGAAAGGAATGACCGTCTTTAATACTAAAGACATAGATACTAAAAAACAACCAATGTTCTTTGGTGCTCCACTTGGAGTTCAACGTTATGATAATTTTAAATATCCACAGTTTGAAAATTTAACTAAACAACAACTGGGTTATTTTTGGAGACCAGAAGAGGTATCTTTACAGAAAGATCGTGGTGATTATCAATCTTTACGTCCAGAACAAAAACATATCTATACATCTAACTTGAAATATCAGATCATGTTAGATTCTGTACAAGGTCGTGCTCCAGGCATGGCCTTTCTTCCTTATTGTTCTCTTCCTGAATTAGAAGCATGTATGGAAGTGTGGTCTTTTATGGAGATGATTCATAGTAGATCATATACATATGTGATTAAGAATGTATATTCAGATCCATCAGAAGTATTTGATACTATCATTAAAGATGATCGTATCTTAGAACGTGCAGCAAGTGTTACAGAATCATATGATAATTTTATTAATTATGCACAAGAATATGGTCAGAGTTCTGCTTGGAAAGATGATATGAGAGATCATCCTAATTCAGAATGGACTCGTAAAGATCTTAAAAAACATTTATACAGGGCAGTAGCCAATGTCAATATACTCGAAGGTATACGTTTCTACGTTAGTTTTGCTTGCAGTTTTGCATTTGGGGAACTTAAGCTTATGGAGGGATCAGCCAAAATTATCTCCCTTATTGCAAGAGACGAAAACCAACACCTTGCGTTAACTCAGAATATAATAAACAATTGGAGAAAGGGTGATGATCCCGACATGGTTGAAATAGTTAAGGAAGAGGAACAGTGGACATATGAAATGTTTGATCGTTGTGTAAATGAAGAGAAGATGTGGGCTGAATATTTGTTTAAGGATGGATCTATGATTGGTCTAAATGATAAATTATTACATCAGTATGTTGAGTGGATTGCTAATAAAAGAATGAAGTCAATTGGTCTTAAACCACAGTATGACATTCCAGCAAGAAACAATCCATTACCTTGGACAGAACATTGGATTAGTTCTAAAGGACTTCAAGTAGCACCACAAGAGACGGAGGTAGAGTCTTATGTCGTCGGAGGAATCAAACAAGATGTCAAAAAAGACACCTTCTCAGGATTCAAACTCTAAGATAGAGTGGGATTTTGAAGATATGAAAAGGGCAGTTATGGATAATATTGATGACTATGATAAATTAGTTGGAGGATAGAATGCCTTATCACATTAAGAAAACAAGTCTTGTATCACATTGGAATGTTGGTGCGGATATGTATTATTTTGGAGATAACCATTGGACCGATGATTATGCTAAGAGGAAAGTATATGCATCAAAGGCATTAGCTGAACAAGATCAGTCATATACATATACAAAGAATGGTAATACTATTCAACCAAGCTTTTGGAAGAATAGTACTATAATTACTGAATCATAAATAAAAATAAAAAAATGAAAACCTTTAAGCAATTTAGTGAAGAGTCTGCATTTGATTTTGTGAAAAACAAAATTGAAAAAGAGGTTGGAAAGAGTGGGTATGTAAGTAAGGATAATCCTAGAAAACCACAAAGTGCTGCAGAAAAGGCAAAGAATCGTGCTATTAATGCAAAGAGAGCCGCACAGGATGGAAGAGATGCTACTGAAAAGGCATCAGATGGTAGATATAATGATAGGTCAAGAAGTGACTAAATAAGACGAGTGATAGAAAAATTATGAAATGGAATCGAATCTTGAGAGAGATTATGAAAACGCCTGGACCTATAAAGGTTCAACTTTTACTTCTGACGACATTAACGATTTCTTCGGCTTTGTCTACAGGATTACTAATATTCAATCTGGCAAGCAATACATCGGTAGAAAATACTTCTGGCAAAAGCGTAAACCTAGAGGTGGTAAGAGACGGGTTACGTCTGAGAGTGACTGGAAAAGATACTATGGAAGCTCTAAAGAGCTTAATACAGATAGAAAGCTTCTTGGAAACTCAGCGTTCAAACGAGAGATCTTATCCACCCATACCAGACTCGGAGATGTAAATTACGAAGAGACCAAACAATTATTTTTAAATAATGTTTTACAGGAATCTCTTGACAATGGAGAACCTGCATATTATAATTCCAACATACTTGGACGGTATATGAAGAAAGATTATTACCTCCATTGAATATATAAAGAACGATATGAATGATTCATTCAAGACTATGAAGCTTTTTCTAGACACTGCTGATACTAAGTTACTTCATGATGGATACTTAACTGGATTGATTGATGGTGTAACCACCAATCCAACTCTTATTATGAAGAGTGGTAGGGATCCAGAGGATGTCTATGTTGAGTTAAGAGACATAGGTTATAATGATATTAGTATGGAGGTTATGGGAGATGGCCCTGAGATGCTTGCAGAAGGTAGAAGACTTGCTAAAATATTTGGTAAGTGTGCAACTATTAAAGTACCTTGTACTCCAGATGGATTGTTTGCATGTAGACAATTATCAAGAGAATTGATTAGAGTAAATGTAACTCTTATATTTTCAGCATCACAGGCAATACTTGCATCAAAAGCAGGAGCACATTATGTTTCTCCTTTTGTTGGTAGAGTGGATGACAATTCATTTGGTGGATTGTGTTTGGTGAAAGAGATTTCTAGTATCTTCACTAAACAACAAGTTTATAATACTGAAATATTAGCTGCATCTATTAGAGGTGTGAGACAAGTTGGTAGGGCATTTGAATATGGTGCCCATATATGTACTATTCCACCAACAATCTTTGATAAGATGTATAATCATATTCTAACAGAAAAAGGAATGCAATTATTTGAAGAGGACTGGGCAAATGTTAGTAGTAAGATGTAAGAGTTGTGGTAAAGAACTGAATAGTAATGATGGTAGATTACAATGTTGTGGATGTCCTAATATGACATCAATTATTGATAATAAAATCACAGCAGTTGATTTGTCACAAGCAGTAATAGTTAAGATGCGTGTTGATGAAAAGAGTAATGAAACCTCTTTGAGTAATTCAGATATTGAATGGCAAGAGTCTAGAAGAAAACGTAAAGTTCGTAAAATGGATTTTGAAGAAAGGTGAACAGAGTCTAAAGAGAGTATAAAGAATATACATAATAGAACATTCTTATGTTAGAGTACCCTCACATTCCATCAAAAACCATGATCAATTTAGACGAAAGATATCATTCTTACCTAGACGGAAGCAAAAAGATGAGAATAGATGGCATGGAGGAAAGAGTTAAGGCTTATGGTTGGCATTGTGATGGGAATGATATTACAGGACATTATGTAACTACTGAGAATTATAAGTTATTCTATGATATGCAAGGTATGTTTGTGAAAATGAAAGAAGTGAGTCTTGCTAAATAACGTGGATACCATTTAATCTAATGATTGAAAAAGACGACACTGAATTTGAAAATGTAAAGGAGGATAAACAAAATGAAACAAAACCATTGACAGATGATGATTGGTCGTTTTATAATGATCATGACGATGGTTGTTAATCGTTTCAAATTTACCTATTAATTTAAAAAGAAAATGTCACTGATTTCTAAGTTTAAGAAACACGTAGATGTTCTCACACAGGCCGTAGATGGTACTGTTTCTCTGGATTTTAAAAATCCCAAACTCTATAAAAAAATATTAAGGTTTTATAGAGATCAAGATGTTGAATTTTATGAGGATCCATATGATACATATGAATTAGTTGTTGATTTAATAAAAGAAGATTTAGAAAAGGAGGGAGTTGTAGCTGATATATAATATAGATTAATTTAATAAAATGGCAGCAAAAGGAAAAGCAGCAAAGTCTGCAACTGGTGCTTCTATGTCAAAATATGATGTTGAAGTGGAAAAAAGATTACAAGCATTAGAAAAACAGGCACATCCAATGCCTACTGGTGCTACGCAAAAGAGTAATGATGATAGACTCACTGCTCTTGAAAATAAAATTCAAGAACTTCAAACACATGCAAGTGTAGGAAGTAGTGGAGGGAGTATGAGTGCAGAGTGTCAAGAGATGTATGAATGGTATAATAGAGTTAAACGTCTTATCTGATTCAAGGGGGTGGTAATTCCACCCCTTTTCTGTTATAATAAATATCTTGACAACTGATTTATATCACATGAAAAAAGCATTAGTTCTTGGGGCTGGTGGATTTATTGGTTCCCACATGGTGAAACGACTTAAATCTGAAGGATACTGGGTAAGAGGTGTTGATTTAAAACATCCAGAATTTGATCGTCATCATGCAGATGAATTTGTTATTGGTGATTTAAGAGATAAAAGTTTTGTTAATCGTGTAGTAGAATTTAAAGGTACACAGGGTAATTTCTTTCATCAGGTTCCATATAGATTGATTGAAAGTTTTGATGAGGTTTATCAGTTTGCTGCTGACATGGGTGGTGCAGGATATATTTTTACTGGTGATAATGATGCACATATTATGCATAACTCAGCTACAGTCAATCTTAATTTATTAGATGCTGTAGTTAAGAATCAACAAATGGGTAGAGGACTTCCTAGAGTATTCTATTCATCTTCTGCTTGTGCGTATCCATCACACATTCAAGAAGAAACTGATAATCCTGGCTTGAAAGAAGATGATGCGTATCCTGCAAACCCTGATTCCGATTACGGATGGGAAAAATTATTCTCCGAAAGATTATACTTGGCTTACAGTCGTAATCATAATCTTACTGTTCGTGTCGCCCGTTATCATAACATCTACGGACCAGAAGGAACATGGGATGGTGGAAAGGAAAAGGCACCTGCAGCTATGTGTAGAAAGGTTGCGTCCGTCGCATCTGGTGAAACAATTGACTGCTGGGGTGACGGTAAACAAACTAGATCGTTCCTGTACATAGATGACTGTATAGAAGCAACACGTAGGTTAATGGATTCTAGTTGTGAAGAAGTAATTAATATTGGTTCAGAAGAGATGGTTTCTATTGATGAGTTAATTGAGATAGCTGCTAATGTTGCAGATAAAAAAATTAATATTAATCATATTGCAGGCCCAGTAGGTGTTCGTGGACGTAATTCACAAAATGATATGATTAGGGAGAAACTTAAGTGGGATTATGAGATCTCATTAGAAGAAGGTATTAGACGTACATATGATTGGGTTAGTGAACAGGTTTATAATTCACAACTTAATGAAAAACAACTGTTACATGATCAAACTCTTGAGGTTGTTTAATGATTGGTTATAATGTATTAGGGCAACTGGGACAGTTGGGAAACCAAATGTTTCAGTTAGCTTCTCTAAGAGGTATTGCTTCTAACAATGGATACAATTATTGTTTTCCTATTCATGGTAATGTGACTACGGATTCTTTAGGTAATAAGTTACGTATTGATATTCAAAATCCATTTACATTAGAAGGTGTTCATCCATTAAATGTTCAACTTATAGATCAGGATAGACCAACTGTACAGGAAGGTACATATCATTTTAATGAAGAACTCTTTAATAATTGCCCAGACTGGGTAAGTCTGCATGGATTTTTTCAATCAGAAAAATATTTTATAAACATAGAAGATACTATTCGATCTATGTTTACTTTCAAACCAGAGATATTAAATCCCTGTAAGGAAATGATTAGCACAGTTGAGAATCCTGTATCTCTTCATATTAGAAGAGGGGATTACTTGACAAATCATGCAAATCATAATAACCTAGGCCTTGATTACTATGCAAAAGGATTAGATCATTTCGAAGGTCGTAATATTATTATCTTTAGTGATGATCCTAATTGGTGTAAAGAACAGGCATTATTTAAAGATGATAATAGATTCCTTGTATCTGAAGGTAACAGTCATTACATGGATATGTGTTTGATGTCTTTGTGTAAGAGTCACATCATTGCAAACTCATCTTTCTCATGGTGGGGTGCATGGTTATCGAATAGTAGAGATGTTGTTGCCCCATCTACATGGTTTGGGCCTAATAATGCACATCTTGATACTAAAGATTTATATTGTAAAGGTTGGACTTTAATCTGATGAGAGTTGCTGTTGTTTTTATTGGGACTGATAAGTATCTAAACTTTCTTCCTACTTGGTATGAGAGGTGTGAAGAATTTTTCCTACCTGATGTAGAGAAAAAGTATTTGATCTTTACTGATGGTGATGTACCAGAATCACCAGAGAACTCTATTGTATATCATCAAGAACACCTTGATTGGCCTTACATAACTCTATATCGATTTAAGATATTAGAAAAGGTGCAGGAGGATATAAAGGATTGTGATTGGTTGATATTTCTTGATGCAGATATGGCAGTTGTTGATAGTGTAGACCCAGAGGATCTATTCGATGAGGATAAACCATACATTGGTGTTCATCACCCATGTCATTTCTTAAAGTTTCCTCCACATAATCAACCGCCTGGAGCATTTGAAACTAATCCATTATCACGGGCTTGTATATCTGAGGAGTATGATTTCTCCATATATTGGCAAGGATGTTTATGGGGTGGAAAAGTACCAGAGGTATTTGATTTAATAAAGGAACTTAATAAACGTACTACAGAAGATGAAAAGAATAATGTCATTGCTGTATGGCATGATGAGAGTCATCTAAATTGTTTCTATTCTGAGAATAAAGATAAGGTTCATACTGTTGGGCCTGAGTATGCATTCCCAGAAGTCTTTGCTAAGGATTGTGATTTCCAACCAAAGATTGTACACATGGCCAAAGATAATAGTAACTATCATGTCTAAACTCGCACTGATATATTCAGGACAACCAAGACACCTTAGAGAGTGTCATGAAAATCATGTTAAGAATTTCCATCAGGAAGGATGGGATGTAGATGTCTTTGCACATATTTGGTATGATGAGAGTTGGGTGGGTTCATACTTTTGGGATCAATATAAGGATAGAGGTAGATGGGATGCTGAACTGATTCCTTACATGGAAGAGAATTGGAAACCTAAAGCACTAGAGTTTGAGGAACCAAAAGAATTTGATAGTGATTGGGTTCCTGATCCTAGATTCCCACATCCAGTTAATAATATTATTTCAATGTTCTATAGTCTTGAGGCTGCAAATCATCTTAAGAAGAAATATGAAGAAGAGAATGGATTTAAGTATGATTGTGTGGTAAGATTGAGAACAGATGAATATTTCTATAATGATATTGGCGATCTAAATGATTATGATTTGGATACTGTAAATGTATTCAGTGAGTATGCACATACTGACTATGGAATCAATGATCACTTTGCATTTGGTCGCTCAGATTTGATGGATAAATATCTCAACGTCTGTAGTAACCTATCAACTATTATTGAAGAAGGAGCAGCAATTAATCCTGAGACTTTGATAGGGTGGAATGCACAGAAACATCATAAACTGCCAATTACTAAGAATGATTTTGGTTATCGTCTTTGGAGGGACATGTGACAAAACTTGTTATATTTGACCTCGATGGGGTCTTGATTGATAGTAAGGATTATCATTACGAAGCCTTGAATCAGGCTTTAGGTAAGGAGTATGCAATCAGTAGAGAGGAACACGTTACACAATACGATGGTCTTCCTACAACAGCTAAGTTAAAACTCCTTACAGAAAATAAAGGTTTACCTACAGATAGGTACGATCAGATATGGAAAGATAAACAGGCTAATACACTTAAAATTTTTAGTGAGTGTGTTGCAAAAGATTATGAGTTGATGGGATACTTCCAACAACTTGTGGATGCTGGATATAAGATTGCGGTTGCATCAAATAGTATTCGTAACACTGTAAAGATTATTCTATTACGTCTAGGACTTCTTGAGTTTGTTGACGTATATATTTCCAATGAAGATGTAGTTAGAAATAAACCATTTCCATCTATGTACTGGAAGTGTATGATGACTCTTGGTGCATTGCCAGATGACACTGTAATCCTTGAGGACAGTCATATAGGGCGTCAGGGTGCATTAGATAGTAAATGTCATTTAGTTCCTATAGAAGATAGGAGAGACCTTAATCAATCTAAGGTAGATAGAATAAAAAGAATCCTTAATGGTAAAAAGAAAAAAGTTTCTTGGGAGAGTAAAACTATGAACGTGTTGATTCCTATGGCAGGACGTGGAAGTCGTTTTGCTACACAAGGATATACATTCCCCAAACCTCTTATTGATGTGAAGGGTAAACCAATGATTCAAGTGGTTGTAGATAACCTGAACATTAAAGCTAACTATACATTCATTGTACAGAAAGAACATTATGAAAAGTATAGTCTTCAATATCTTTTAAATCTTATTGCACCTGATTGTAATATTGTTCAGGTAGATGGTATCACAGAGGGTGCCGCATGTACTACATTACTTGCAAAACAATTCATTGATAATGATGAACCATTACTAATGGCAAACTCAGATCAGTTTGTTGAATGGGATTCAAATGAAACTCTCTATGCATTCTCTAATGGAGAATGTGATGGTGGTATCCTTACCTTCCCTGCATCACATCCTAAGTGGTCTTATGCCAAGTTGGATGGTGATGGATTGGTAACTGAGGTTGCAGAGAAGAAACCTATATCTGAACATGCAACAGTTGGTGTGTACTGGTGGAAGAAAGGATCTGATTATGTTAAGTATGCAGAACAGATGATAGAGAAAGATATAAGAACCAATGGTGAGTTCTATGTGTGTCCAGTATTTAATGAAGCAATAGAAGATGGTAAGAAGGTTCGTATTAAAGAGATTAGTAAGGATGGTATGTGGGGTATAGGTACTCCAGAGGATCTTAATTATTTCCTAGAACATTATACTGGAGAGATCTAATGAAGATTGCTTTATTATTATTTGGTCAACCTAGAAACTTAGAGAATCCAAATTCATTCAAGAGTCATCAAGAATGGATCTATGATGAGTATGATGTGGATACATACTGTCATGTATGGTGGGAGAAGGGTGTAGAAAATTACGATGTATCTGATTGGGTTGATGAGGAATGTAAGGCGCCAGAGAACCCCATAGAGGTCATAGAGGAGAGGTATAAACCTAAGAGTATTAAGGTAGAACCTCCAAGAACATTTAAGTTGAGTGATGGTCTTTATAAAAGAACTAGAGATGAGTTTGGTATAGGACATCCTTGGTCAGAAAAGACTTTGAGTAATGTATCATCACATCTTTATTCCATAGAGACTGCTGCACGTTTGATTGAGAATCCAAACGATTACGATTTCATAATTCTATCAAGGTATGATAATTACATTCATAATTTTCCAGATCTTGATAGTATGAGTGGAAAGTATTTTTATCTTTCTGATCATCATCCAAGGTTCCCTGACCTAATGTATATCTTTAGTCCTAAGTTTATTGAAACTCAGTTTACTTATGGTAAGATGGATGAGTTAGCTGAAAGGCATTTCCATAAATTCTGGGAACCTTCTGCAGAGTGTTACAAATATTATAATTATCTGGACAAATTCTTTATAGAACAATTGTTTCCTATTCACTTACCTGTTAGAGTTATTAGAGACTCTACTGGTTATGGTGATACATCACAACTCCCATCTGAATACTTACAAAAATTACAATGAAACTTATAGCACATCGTGGAAATCTGAATGGTCCTAATCCATTAACAGAGAATGATCCCAAACGTATAACTGATTGTATTGATATGGGTTATGATGTTGAGATTGATTTAAGATATGATCCAGTTACAAATAGTGCATGGTTAGGTCATGATAAACCAGAACATAAAGTCAATTGGATGTGGTTGGCAGGACGTGCAAAGAACTTGTGGATTCACTGTAAGGATCTTGCTACATTACATGAGTTTAGTAGTAATACTAATGGGTATAATTATTTCTGGCACGATAAGGATGATTATACTTTAACAAGTAAAGGACATATCTGGTCATATCCTGGCAAAACTTATACTGGTAGTACGGTTGTGGTAATGCCTGAATGGAACAAGATGGATTGGGACTCTCTAAGAGTTACTAATTGTTATGGTGTTTGTACTGATTATGTGGAGAGGTTATCAGAATGAAGATTGTTTTAATTGGCCCTGGCATTATGCCTATTCCTCCTACAGGATGGGGTGCAGTAGAAATATTAGTATGGGATACTAAGGTTGCATTGGAGAAGTTAGGTCATGAAGTATTAATAATTAATACTAAAAATGGAAGAGAGATTATAGATAAGATTAATACCTTTCGGCCAGATTTTGTACATGTGCATTATGATGAGTTTGTTCCTTTAGTTCCTTTCATTCAATATCCAAATGCTATTACTAGTCATTATGGGTACTTGGAAAGACCAAAGATGTTTGGTGGATATACTAATGTTGCAAATGAATTCATGAGGATAAAACCAAATGTATTCTGTTTGTCAGAAGGAATAGAGAAAGTTTATAATGTTATGTTTAATATTCCGAATACATTCATAACCCCTAATGGAGTAAATGTAGATGAATTTAATTTTGTTTCTGATCCTGAGCACCCTGATCGCAGTATCTATCTTGCTAAAATTGATTACAGAAAAAGACAACACCTCTTCCAATCCATAGACAGTCTATGGTATGCAGGTAACATTGCAGATGATAGATTCAATACTAAGAAGAATTATCTTGGAGAGTGGTCTAAGGATAGGTTGTATAATGAATTGACTGAGTATGGTAATCTAGTATTACTATCTGATGGTGAGGCACATCCATTAGTTTGTATGGAGGCTTTGGTTGCTGGTCTAGGTGTGGTAGTATGTGAGTGGGGTAAGGCTAATCTTGACACCACTAAGGAATTTATTACTGTTATTCCAGAAGATAAGATAGAAGATATTTCATATGTTGAAGAACAGATTATTAAGAATAGAGAATATTCTATTGCCCATAGAGATGAGATAAGAGAGTATGGAGAACAGTTTGATTGGGTTAAGGTTATTGAAAAACATTACTTACCAAATGTTAAAGAGGTGATTACACAACATGGATCGTAATAAATCCGCATACAAACTAAAGAATTTTGGCCCTTTGTACATCATTAATCTTGATGGTCAACCAGAAAGATGGGAGTGGATGAAGGATCAGTTAGATTATTGGCAAGTAACTGACTATAAGAGAATCTCTGCTTTTGATGGTAGAGATGATGATTTATCGGAAATTGTATCTGGTAGATATCCAGAGGCAGTTTCATCTGGAGAAGTTGGATGTGTTACCTCTCATTTAAAATCAATTAAACATTGGTATGATACTACTAATACTCCTTATGGTATCTTTATGGAAGATGATTGTGACTTTTGTTCCGTTAAACATTGGCCATTTTCTTGGAGAGAATTTATGTCTAGAGTTCCTTATGATTGGGACTGTCTTCAAGTAGCTATAATTAACCCTCGTAGATTAGTTGCAAATATTCATCCAAGATATGTTGATGATTTTTCTACAGCATGTTTTGTAATCAATAGAAGGTATGCTGAGAAGTTAATGCATTTTCATTGTAGAGGTGAAAAATTTAAATTGGATAATGGTGTTAGACCTCGTGCAGTTGCAGATGATTTGATCTATAATGCAGGTAAGACTTATGCAATACCTTTGTTCTTATATAAATTAGAACTTGGATCTACTATTCACCCAGATCATATTGATGCGTTCCATAAGACTAGTAGAGAAGGTTTGGATCACTGGTGGACAAATCAATCTGCTGATATGCCTATTGATAAGTTCTTTGAGTACGATACTCACGAGCTTCATTAACTGTCACAAGCCCCCTTGACCTTATCAGCAAACCAATGTATTATACTTGAACTGTCACATACCTAGTGTGCCAGTTGTATAAATAACTTTACATAACAACGGGCCCGAAAGAATCGTACCCCTGCGTAAGATGTAAGAAAAAGATCCCATGTCGGGGGTCTTATCATCCGCAGGGATTTTTATTGCCCGTGCGAGATACTTTTAAAAAAACATGTCAATCAAATCAACAATCGCTGCTGTTGCAGCATCTCCATTCCTATTCGCTGGTGCAGCTTTTGCTGGTCCATATGTGAATGTTGAAGCAAATGGTTCATATCCTGATGGCGATTACACTTCTGGTAATCTAGAACTTCAAGTTGGATACGAAGGATCAACTCCTGGCGGTCTTGACTGGTACGCTTCTGTAGGCCCTACAGTTCCTCATACTGAGTCTGCTGATGACTTCGGTGATGTAGAAATCGCTGGATACCTTGGTGGTTCTTATGGAATCTCTGAGAGCGTTTCTCTTTATGGTGAAGTCTATGGACAGACAACTCCTTCAGATGACAACGACTTCTCTGGAAAAGTTGGTGCTAAGTTCAGTTTCTAAATAGGATTGAGACATCGTTCGTGCGGTCTCTACAATCGGAACTTACAAGACCTCCTGCTTGCAGGGGGTCTTTTTTTGTGTTATAATTAGTGTATGCGGAAAACAGAAGAAGTAATGGGACATCCATTATGGATGTTACCTGTTATGTTACTAGCGATTCTAGTATTAATAGAGGGTCTTCATACCTCTGCACATCTACATCAAGAGATTGATGTACATGGTATATGCAGACAGAACAAAGAGTTTATTGAAATGCAAAAGGATGATTATTACTAAGGAGGTAAAATGGTTTTAGTATTCATTATTGTAGGATTATTATTCTTTATCATGGGATATGGGTTATATCTCACAATAGGGCCAGGTAAAGTAGATTTACGTGACCCTATTGATGAACATGCTAAAATGCATGAGATGGGTATTGCTCATGGACATGGTGGAAATAAAGAGGCATATGAGATGTCTGGTAAATTAAATCACAAACATGATTGAAAATATGAGAGAAGAACTTCTGAAATTATTACAGAAGAATGCATATCGTTCTGGTGATTTCACATTATCATCTGGTAAGAAAAGTAATCATTATGTTAATGCTAAAACTGTTACATTGAGTGCAGAAGGTCTTACAATGGCCAGTCATTTGATGTTAGAGTTACTTGATTCTGATGCAGTTGCTGTTGCAGGACTTACTATGGGTGCAGATCCATTAGTAAGTGGTGTTGCAATGGCTTCCTTTGATACGGATTGGGCTAGGACAGTTGATGCAATGATCGTTAGAAAGACTGCCAAGGGTTATGGCATGGGTGCCTGGATCGAAGGTGCATTACCACCAGAAGGTTCCATAGTTACTGCATTGGAGGATGTAGTTACTACAGGTGGTTCTGTTATTAAAGCTGTAACAAGATTACGTGATGTAGGTTATGTTGTGGATCGTGTAGTTACTCTTGTAGATAGACAAGTAGATGGAGAGGCTGATGAGTTTATGAAATCTGCTGGTTTAAAACTTTATAGTGTATATAATGTGGAGGAGTTAGCTGGTGTCAAGAATGAATGATGAAACTAAATTAGTCTTTGCACTAGAACACGTTGCACATCTTGAAGACCTCATAGAAGGTAATGAGTGGGAACAATACTTATCCCAAAATCTTTCTACTATGAAATATGAATTTGAAAGACAATTAAGTCTTGAACAACACCGAAAGGAGAAAAAAAATGCCTAAAGAAAAAGTATATGTTCCTGTAGTGGAACCAAAGTCAACCTCATACCTTGAGTACACTGAACTCGGTAGGACTGTAACTTCTTGTCCAGTATTCAGAAAGGATACTATTCGTGTGAGATTATTACAAAGAAGTTTGGGTAATCCAGCAGAAACCTTTGATACAGAAAAGCATTGGGAATATGATGTTCCATGGCCAGTAGAAGAGGTTAAGGAAGTAGTTGTTAAGAAACAATCAGTAAAGGAGAAAAAGAATCTTTTACAGAAACTTACATCTAAATAATTACATGATACTAGAAACTTTCCTAATAGCCGCAGCATTACCGTTCGTGGCACTATCACTTTTCTTTGGAACCAAAGGAGGGTATTATGATAGTGATGATTATAAAGGTGACGGTTGTGCTCATGATGTCCAACGATGATTAATTTTTTATTAAACAATCATGAGTTTTTGGGTAATCATTCTATTCCTGAGTTTCTTGTTGGGTATATTTTTGGTGCAGCACTTATTATTGGTGCTCCTACGGTATTTCTGCTCCTTGCGTTTACCTCTGCACTAATGAAAACTAATGGTAAGATGGGTGGGTATAGAGAATATGAACAGTATGGCCCATCTTCTTGTAATGATGCACCGCCATTTATACTTCCAGATCCAACAAAGAAATGAATTCAATTTTTAAAATCTTTTATACAAAATGGTTTAGATCTGCACCAGTTGTAGCAACTATATGGTTGACTATTACAGCAGTCATTCTTATTGAATTTAATTACTTCTTTCCAGATCTTTTATTCCATCCAATGCAATGATTTTTTTATCTAAACCTTCAGTCTATCTACTTCCTGGCACATGGGAATCTCCTGGCGTAGACTATCCTTTCCCTGTTGGTGCAGTAGTTGGTTTTTTAGTAGCACTAGCACTAGTAGCATGGTTTGTTACATTAAGTAAGAGTACGAAGGCATGATTAAAGGAATCTTTAATTATTTAAAAGAAGTTAAAGATACTGCTAAATATATGTTCCAAGGGTTAGAAGTAACCTTTGACCATATGAGAAGGAGACCTGTTACTATACAGTATCCTTATGAGAAACTGATACCATCTGAAAGGTATCGTGGACGTATACACTTTGAAATGGATAAGTGTATTGCTTGTGAAGTATGTGTACGAGTATGTCCAATAAATCTCCCAGTAGTCGATTGGGTGATGAACAAACAAGCAAAGAAAAAAGAACTTAGAAACTATTCGATAGACTTTGGTGCGTGTATTTTTTGTGGCAATTGTGTAGAATATTGCCCCACCAACTGTCTATCAATGACGGAGGAATATGAACTTTCTACATTCGATAGGCACTCACTCAACTATGATAATGTCGCTCTTGGACGACTGCCCACTAATGTTACAACTGATCCCTCAGTTAAAGCCTTGCGTGAGTTGGCTTACTTACCAAAAGGAAAGATGGATCCCCA